GTGCTCTTCCGATCTGGAGAGAGACAGTTTATTTCGTGATTTTAAAGACAGGATAGAAGAAAATGACGATTTGGAATTAGAGCATTTCAATATTCAGGAGAATGAGATGCGCATATTACATAGGGCTACCGGCAATATGATAATGAGCAAAGGAGTACGCAAGGAAGGGCAACGTACCGCAAAAATGAAATCACTTGCCGGCGCTACTCATGTGCTTATTGAAGAAGCAGACGAATTAGCAGAGGATGACTTTGACCAGCTGGACCTGTCATTACGTACAGTAAAATCAAAACATAACCTTCAAGTATTACGAAACTTCAACCCACCAGGTAAAAATCACTGGATATGGCGTGATTATAACTTACAGGATGCAGAAGAAGGTTATTTTACAGCATCACCTAAAAGTACAAGCAATGTACTGTCAGTATTTTCAACATACCATGAAAATATACGTAACGTAAATAATTCGACCGTACAGTCATTAGAAAAGTTTGAAATAACCAATACGGAATATTACAACACAGTTGTTCGCGGATTGATCAGCGAAGGAATGAGAGGCCGTATTTATAGAGGATGGCAGACAATTACAACAAAACAATTTGAACAATTAGAATATCCTTCAAGCATTTTGATAGATTGGGGTTTCAGCAATGATCCGGTCGCAATTATAGAGTGTAAGCATCATAATCTTAAAATGTATTTCAGGCAACTTTGCTATAAAACTGGGATGACAAATCTTGATATAGCTAAAAAATTGGTTGACTTAAAAGTTCATAAGCTCCCAAAAATAGCTGATAGTTCAGAGCCAAAAAGTTTAACTGACTTGCGTATAGGCTGGAATGAACCAGATTACCCTGTATTAAAGCACGGTCTGGATATAATGGCAGCCCAAAAGGGGCGCGGTAGTATTGCAGCAGGTATTACAAGAGTAAAAGAACACGAGGTTTATGTTACAGAGGATAGCGCAGATACCTGGAAAGAATATGGTTCTTATGCCTGGGCTCTCGATAAAGATAAGCTACCAACAGATGTGCCTGTAGATAAAGACAATCATGCAATGGATTGTATAAGAATGTATGCAAATAATTATTTCAGGTTATAAATAAATCATATGTTACACACAACACTGCAAAATAAGGAACTAAAGAAAGTTATAACCCAAAAGCCTTTAAAAGCAATAAATAAAGGATCAGAGGCCAGATGCGGAGCTACAAACTGCAATCATAAGTTAGGAGAGTTCGACAATGTGTCTGGTATGATAAAATGCAGCAAATGCGGCTGTTTGAACGTTGTTAAGAAGTAGTTATTACTACTTTATTACTTGATTTTGGTATATCATTTGTTGAAGATTATGTATGAATTACCATCTCTGGGACAGAGGGAAAAAGAAGTTAGATAAAGACGGTTTTTGGTTCAGACAGGACAGGTGTGTACGTTGTGGCTGTGTGCGTGAAATGATGCATAAGATGTATAATGGCTCATTAACAGAAATGGTCTATGTTTATAAATATTTTGGATTTACCTTTATCAGCGAAAACCGACCTAACTGTAAAAGGATATGAAAAAACTACTGCCATTACTTATTTTACTCACGGCCTGCCACAAGCCAAAAACTGATCCAACACCAACGCATACAATAGCTGCGGACACAATACAACATTTTATACGCAATTGGGATAATATACCAATATGGACTGGTTGGGACAGGTCAGACACGATGGATTGTTATACATCGCACGACACAAGTTTTGTCATATACAAAGGGCAAAAGTTATTTGTCTGGACACTACAGAAAAATGATAGCTCTGAGGTTATTAATAATTGCTTTATTACGCCACTATGCTTTGATACATCAATAATTTATTCAAGATGCCAGGTTAGCGGATCGAGATACTATGATACATCTGTAGGCTGGCTTAATGAGTTTCAAACGATATGGTTAGCTGATAAATCACATTTTGATACGTCCGGGGAAGGTATTTATTCAAACTTTTAAATATTTTTTTGTTTATTAAATAAATTACATAATTTTACTTAGCAGTAAGTAAGATTTTACCTATTAGTAAGTAAGAGCAGTTTTAAACCGCCAATTATCTCAGGATAGTTGGCGGTTTTATTTTTTGTGGTAACAGAGTGTTTTCAAAGCACCATATGCGGTAACGTATGTGGTGCTTTTCTTTTTAAACTATGATCTGGAAAGCTAAAGAAGCACATATCCTAAAAAATGGAGATACTAAAACTGTATCACATTTTGCATGGTTGCCAAAGCGGGTTTCAGATAGTATGGTTTGGCTTGGTGAATATCAGTATTTGTATGTGTGGATAGTTACAACACGGTTAGTAATAATTGAAGGTAAAACAATAGAGTTCGTTTATGGTAATTGGGAAAAAATATCAGAACGTGTATTAAATGGGGCTGACTGATTGGGGTAACGCGCAGCAGCTTGATGTAAGCTCTATGGTCCCACAAGGGATTTCGTTCTTCAGCTATAATAATGAAGTTCAATGGGAACGTGTCGCAACAGCAATGGACTATAAGCGAATATTTGAATTATGTTCTCCATTGGCAGCGATCGTAGCAAAAAAAGCATCAGCATTCGCTAACGGCAAATTACAGTTCATAAAGGCAACCACAGGCGGTGAGATACGCGGTTTGGATAAACAATGGAAAAAGCTCTTTGACAGGCCGAATTTAATGCAGACAGGTACTGAGTTTTTAATACAGCTGTACATATTCATGGCTATGCGTGGTTACTGTTATGGCTATCCAATATATCCAGAAGGTTTTACGGATATACCATCAGCAATTTGGTTACTTCCGCCCTGGTATGTAACTGTAGCTCCTATCAATAATCCATTCTTTCAGTTCCAGAATGGAGCGATAGAAAGACAGGTAATATTCCAATGGAATGGCGAAACAACACAGATACCGGAAAGTGAGTTAATACTATTTAAAGACCCGGGCTCTACGCTCATCAATCAATACACATGGTTGCCGGAAAGCAGGATCATGTCCTTGCAGCGACCAATATCTACGCTTATAGCAGCAATAGAAAGTAGGAATGTTCTCGTAACAAGGCGTGGGGCTTTGGGTCTATTGTCAAATGATACAGGCAAGGGAGATGTAAACTATGTACCGCTTAACCCAGACGAAAAAAAGGAACTACAGCGAGATTATCGGCAATACGGCTTAACGCATAACCAATGGCAACTACTTATCACTAATGCCAACCTGAAATATCAGCAAATGGCAATGAATGTAAAGGAATTGGGGCTATTTGAAGAACATGAACGCGATATAATGGATATATGCGATGTATTTAATTACCCGTATGAATTACTGGCAAATACAAAAGGTCAGACATACGCTAATAAAAATGAAGCAGGTAAGAAGTTTTATCAGGACACAATAATCCCTGAATCAAAAGTAATAACAGAGCAATTAGAGGTAGGATTAAAGTTATCGGATGTAAACATCGAGTTGGAATTAGTGTATGATGATGTAGAGGCATTGCAGGAATCAATGCGAGACACGGGTAATGGCAGACTTGCAATGAATAACGCATTAGCTGTACAATGGGAGAATAACCTGATAACACTTGATGACTGGCGTGAGCAGATAGGAGATGAAAGATTAGGCACTGAGCCCAACATGTTTTACAAATATGAGTTCGATCAGTGGATGCAAACAAGTGGATATGCGCCACAAATTGAATTACAGATACCGGGAAACGAACAACCACAAAAACAAACAAATGCAGCATAGTATAGATACACGGAAAGATAAGCCATACGTCATAAAGTCTATGGATGCCAATATCCAAGATGTGGATATGACTAAGCGCATTGTTACTGGTTTTTTCAATAGCTACAACTATTTAGATAGCGACGCTGATATAATACTGCCTGGTGCTAATTCAAAGTCCATAGCAGAGCGTGGCCCCGATAGTTCAGCAGTACAAAAGATAAAACACCTTGTAGACCATGACTGGTCAAAACTACCTGGCAAGCTACAAGTACTCGAGGAAAAGAGCGTTGCCGGCATAACAGGCATATACTTTGAAACGAAGATGTCTAATACCACTTTAGGTAATGATACGCTAATAAATTACCATGAAAAAATTTACGATAACCACAGTTTTGGTTTCAAATATGTTGATGGTAAGTATATAGAGAATGGTACTCAGGATTTCGACAAGGCGCTTAATTCAATAGTAAACCCAAAAGATGCCAGCCAGTTAGAGGGCATCTTCGTATGGAAGGAAACCAAAATGTACGAAGGTTCAACCGTTGCATTTGGCGCAAATGCGCTCACTCCATACCTGGGAGTAAAATCAAACAACAAAGAATCACTTGTCCTTAAAGTAAGCGAAAAAATATTATTGCTTGAAAAGCAGCTAAAAAGCGGTACGCAATCAGATGAAATGCTACAATCTTTTGAGATGCAGTTAAAGCAACTGAATCAAATCATAACAGAACTTTTTTCATTAGAGCCATCAGCTAAAGACACCTTGCTACAAGGCCGTAACACCACTGATACTTTAGATTTCAAACAATTAACAAAAATTATTAAACAAAATTAACATGGCAGAAGTAAAAGAAAAGTCAAGCCTTGTAGCATCCATTGAAAAGAAAGGAACGAAGTTAGACGATAGTCAGAAAGCGTTTTTGTCAGCCCTGGATGAAGTGATAGAAAAGGCTATAGGTGATAATGTTTCAGGCGTTATCACAGAAGAAGACTTTACCAAAAAGTTCAATGAAGAATTGGCTAAGGTAAAGGGAGACCTTCAGGC